ATGCAACTCATTATATGGAAGGTCAAATAACTTCTGTTATTTCTAACCCACAGACTACTGGCATAAATGTGAATATAGACTATGTTGTTGGTTCAGGTTCTTTTGGTGTTTGGTATGTTGGCATTGCTGGTGATGTTGGATCATCAGGTGTTGCTTCACAATCATTATCACAGACACTTGCTATTGGTAATACAGCAGGTAATAGCAACATTATATTCAACAACTCATATGGTTTAGAAAACTCAACTGGTGAAGCAGACATCAAAATGGATGCTTTTCAAATAGATGCTATACACAGAAAATATACAACAGCAACAGATTGGAAAAGAGGTTTGTTTTTAGGTAGTGGTCATAATGGTGTTGCTGCTATAACAGGTGATGATTGGAATGTAACAAGTGACTTATATAGAGCAGGTTCTGTTGAGGCAACTAACACATATTCAAAAATGTTCTATCAAGAGACTGTCTTATCAACTAATAATACTTATCAAACTTCTTTATTTACTTACAAAGATAGTATTTTGGTCAATAGTTCCTACAACACATCCACAGCAAACTCAAACTTTGCTGGTATTCAATATAACTTTGACCATTCAGCAAACTTCACAAATAGATCACTTGTTGATAAAGAATATGTTGATAATGCTGTTGCTGGTGGTGGTGGTGGAGGTCTTACTTGGTCTGGTGCTACTGGTTATCTAAGTTATTTTGATGGTGCTAATAGTCTTGCATCTAATGACATATACTATGATGGTAGATATACAATAGGACATGGTATTGGTTGGGACTATGATAGTTATTCAAAGTTTGGTGTTTATGACCCATCCTCAGCAGGTCCTGCTATCACAGCAGAAAGTAGTCAGTTTGGTGGAACATTCATTGCAAGAGGTTCTAATACTGGTCAAAACATTGGATTACAGGCATATGCACAGAAATCTACTATCAGTGGAAATCTAGCCTTGTATGGTAGAGCAGATGGGACACAATCAAATAATATGGCTGCATATTTTGTGGCAGAAGGTGGAACACTTTACCCAGGTTACACAGGTTATGATAACTTAGGTGTTGACATATATGTGGATAGTCAAAATAGTGTATCACCAAATGGTGTGACAAACTCTGGTATAAGAATAGGTGTTTATGGTAGAGTTGGTGACAACAACTATATTGCTCAGTTGAGAGATGGATCAGAGGGTGTTGGTAAGGTTCTTACTTGTATAACTGCTGATGGTATTGCAACTTGGCAAACACCAACTGGTGGTGGAGGTGGAGGAACTTTCTCTGGTGGAACAGTCTCAAATGCTACCACATTCCAATCAAATGTAACATTCCAAGCAAATGTTATTGATGAGAATGGAACAAGTGTTGACTTCACAAACATTTTGAATATGACCAACTTGGCACTAATGTATAATACATAAAAAATAAAATAAAATAAAATATGGCTACAACTTTGAACTTTACAAGTGCTCCTTTTACAAGAGTGACTCAGTTCTCACCAGCAGATACAACTGTTGCAAAAGATATATTACCAGCAAATGCTACAAAAGACAGAAGGGTTTATGGTATCACAGTATGGACTGATGAGTCTGCTGCAAAAGATGTTGCACTTCACATTTCAGATGGAACAACTACTTGGGAACTAACAACTGTTTCTATTCCTTTGAATGCTGGTAACACAAATGCTATTGTTCCAGTAGATATGTTTGCTTCAACACAGGTATCACCATTCATCAAAAACAGAGATGCTTCTGGGGCACCATACTTACACATACCAGCAACTTGGTCTTTGAAACTTGCTTACAATGCAACAATGACTGCTGCTAAAACAGCAAACTTTGTAATAATAGGAGAGATTTACTAATGAGAAGGGGATTAGAACAGGGATATGCTAATGGTGCCTTATCAGGTGTGATGAGTGGGCTTGGTAGTGGGTTACAATCATCTAATGTGATGACCAATAGATTGAACTCATTGAATCCTTCATCTATTACAGAACCAAAACTAAAACCTGTTTTCTATATCAATGGTGATAATGTGGCGCTTACTGGTGGATCTGTTCAGATTGCATATAATCTAATCAATGATACACCTGGTCAATACTTTCCTAAGATAGAGAATATATTTGACCAAACAGCAGGTGGAACATACAGACCACCATTGGTTGTAAATGGTTTGAATGGTAAAAACTTTATCAACTTTGCTGATACATCAAACAGATACTTATCATCATCAACTACAATAGGAACATATATGTATGCTTCAACAACACCAGCAGTGAGTGCAACTGGAATGACTTATATGTTTGTGATAAAAAGAAAACAAGGTGGAACATATACAATACTTGATGGTAGAGATAGTTCAACATTACCAACAACTGGTGATTTGTTACTGGAAGTAGATGCCTCAGGTAGAATAGTATTCACATATTGTGGTGGAAACTCTGGAACAGTTTCAACTATGACAGGAACTGCTGGTGTGAATCTACTAAATGATTGGTCAATACTTACTATAAAATGTCAGTTGAGAACAGATGGTGGTGGTATACCAAGTGATACAGATACACCACTTGGTAGTCCAAAAACAACAAGATTTTTGAAACCTATTGATAATAGAACTGGTAATATATCATCTGCTATTGATATATTTGTTGATGGTGTAGAACAACCAAAGACAATCTCAGGAACATTTCTACAAGCAGATTGGTATAATGACCTTTCTTATAGAATGTTAGATAGAGACATTTGGATTGGAAATAAAGGTTCTGTATTTGCAACAGGTGGAACACAAATAGCATCAGCACTTATGATACCTGCTTACATAAGCAAAGCATACCAACAAAGATTAGAAAACTATTTCAGATGGTATTACTCATTACCATTCTAAAAAAAGAAAATGAATATGTATATACTGAAACCAGAATATGAAGGAACTATTATGGAAATCATCAGAGATGAAATGAAAATAGTTTTTGATACAACATTAGAACCAAGTTCAACATACCCACATTTCTATGATATGGGTTTCACTTGGTGTTTTGACAAAATATAATGAAATGAAATGAGTGTAGTCCTAAGAAATGATGACCATAAATACTTCCTTGATTGGAACAAAGTAACAAATGAACTCCAACTTACAGAGTGGGACTATGTTCATGTTGGTAATAAGTCTGTTCTACAACTCTCTGCTACCTATTCTGTTGGAATGGGTATATCTGGTTCACCAATATATGGATCTTGGTATGATACTACAAACCAAACAACAACTGCTAATACACCAACACCAATGTATTGTAATAGTGGTTCTGGTAATGGAATAACAAAAGTATATGACTCTAACTTTGAGGTTGATTATGCAGGAACTTACAACATTCAGTTCTCAGTTCAGTTAGACCAAACATCAGGTGCTGGTCATCATATCTTTATATGGTTTAGAAAGAATGGTGTTGATATACCTTATTCTGCATCAGAGGTTGCTATACAAGGAACATTAGCAGAAAGTATTCCTTCTTGGAACTTTATTGTTGATATGGAACCTGGTGATTATATAAACATAATGTATTCTGTAACTAATACAAATGTTTATTTGAAAGCAGTTGCTCCAAACTCTATTCCAGGCATACCTTCTGTTATCATAACAATGTGGAAACTATAAAAACAATCCACCCATAAAATATATTTTATGAAAAGAATATAGAGAATGGCAGAAAACATAAACATAAAGGTTCTCATAGATGCTGCTGAGAGTGCTAAAACCATTCAGGAGACAAAGAAAGCACTTAGAGATCTAAGATCAGCAGCATTACAAGTTGAGGAGGGATCACAAGCATTCAATGACATAACAACAGCAGCAGGTCAGTTACAAGACAAGATTGGTGACTTAGCAGCAACTACAAAATACCTTGGTGATGATTTGAAAAACCTAAAAGGATTCACATCAATAGCACAGGGTATAGCAGGTGGTTTTGCTATTGCTCAGGGAGCAGCACAACTATTTGGAGTTGAGAATGGTAAGGTTGAGGAAAGTATAATGAAACTTCAAACTGCTATGTCTTTATTGCAAGGTGTTCAAGCAGTTGGTGAGGTTCTACAAAAAGAAAGTGCTGCTACTTTATTCATACAGAATGGTTTGAGAAAGGCTGCTATTGCTTTGGCTGGGGAACAAGCAGTTGCCAATGCAGCAGTAGCAGTTTCAACAGGAACAGCAACTTTGGCTCAGAGAGCACTAAATGCTGCTATGAATGCTAACCCAATACTTGCTTTGGTTGGACTCTTAGCAACTGCTGCTACTGCTTTATTTTTATTTTCAAAAGATACTGAAAAGGCAACAAAAGCAGAGGAGGAAGCAAAGAAAGCATCAGAGGAAAGAACAAAAGCACTTGAAGCAGAGTCTGCTGCTTATGAGAGTTTTATTGGTAAGGAAGCAGCAGGTTATCAAACACTTGCAGCACAACTTTCAGCAACAAATCCTAAATCACAAGAAAGACTTGACCTGATAAAACAGATCAATGATACTTATGGAACTACATTGAAAAATATGTCAGATGAAAATGAGTTTCAAAAACAAATAACAGCATCTATATCAGAATACATTTCATTCTTGAAACAAAAGTATGCCCTTCAATCTCAACAAAAAGCAATAGAAACTGCTCTTGGAAAACAAGCAACTCTTGAAAAACAGATTCTGGACTTAGAAATACAAAGAGGTGTTGCTCAAACTCAGTTGAATGCCAAAAAACTTGGTGTTTATAGAGACATCAACATTGAACAAACACCTGAGTGGAAACAAGTTCAAGCAACACAAAAACTTATTGATGAGAAAAAAAATCAAATCAAAGCAGAGGAAGGTGTTGTAAGTAGTGCTATACAAAACTCTGTAAAACTATCACAACAGATAAAAGCATCTGGATTGAGGACATCTACTGAGAGAGTTGAGAATGAGAAAAAGACAAATGATAAAGTCATAAAAGAACACAAAGACTTTGTTGCTGACTACTCAAAACTTGATGAAACAATAGTAAATAATACTGAGGATATACAAGCACAGATTGTTGAGGGTTGGACCAACACATATGAGAAACAACTACTTGAACTAAAAAGTTCAATGGAGTCTCAAAAACAGACTATCATTGATGAATACAACTCTGCATTAGATGTTGTGGATAACAACTTTCAAAGTTATGCTGAATCAAATAAGATAAATCTTGTAAATCTTGATACAAATCAAATAAAAGAACAATATGACAGGTTTGTAGCAACACAAGTTGGTTTGAGCCAAAAACTACAAATACTTGAAGCACAAAAGACTGCAAGACTTGACCAGATAAACAGAACATACCTTCAAGATCAGGAAAGACTATTCAAAGAACAATCTGAAAGAATAAAGGAAATCATTTTAGAATCTACAAACATTGTTCTCTCCACATCAGAATATGGAAGGTATATCAACTATGTTGAGATTAGAACAAAGCAGTTGAAAGCAAATGTTCTTGCTGCTAACAAAGAGACTTATGATAAGATTGAAAAAGAGTATTCAAAGAACTTTGACAACTTTGAGAAGTATCAAAAACTAACAAAAGAACTGGCAAAAAGTGTTGGTTCAGAAGCATATGAATCTGAAAAGGGATACTATGAGTTGAGGTCTCAGGATATAGCAAAGTTGAGTGTTGAACAAACCTATCTATATGACCAAAACATTACTGATAGTAAAGAGTTTATACAAACACTTGGACTTCAAAATAGTCAGTTACTGAGTATTGGATCAACATTGAATGCTGTTTCTACATCAACAAATAAGGTTCTTTCTATCTGGACTATAATGGCATCCAGAAAAGATGATGTGAATCAACTTACAGAGACTTTCATAAATCAGGGTAGACAAGTAACAGGTGCAGACCTTACATTACTTGACTATCTTGGAACATTAGAGAGAGTTGGTATGATTACAGGTAAGGAGAATCAAAGTATTTTGAACTTTGGAAAAGCATTGGATAAAGTAAAAGATAGTGTTGATGTGACAAATACTGCTTGGGGATCATCAGTAAAAGTGACAGACCAGGTCAGTAAGAATGTAGGTGAGTTGATTTATCAAGTTCTTGATCTTGGTAGAGCAATAAATAGTGGTGAAACAGGTCAGAACAAGTTTCTATCTGCTATCTATTTGGACAAACTAAACATACTGAAAGATGCTGAAAAGAACATATCTGCTGAAATAGTAACTTCTAACCAAAAGAACCTTGACCAAAATCAAAAGTTTATTGATAGTCAAAAGAGACTAATAACAGCATATGAGGAAACACTAAAAGATAAAAGCCTAAGTCCTATTGATTCTGAAAAATACAAAGTAGAACTTGAAAAGGCACAAGGGGATCTAAAAAAGTTTGAGGAGAACCAAACTAAGTTTATTGAAAAACAAAAGACTCAAAAATCATTTGCTATAAAACCAACTGGTCCAGACCAGATTGGACTTGAACAACTTATCAAGGACTATCCAGAGTTGAATGATAAGATTGTAAAGTTGTTGGAGGACAGATACAAAGCAATGACTAAGATTGAGAATGACTTTTATGAGGAACAGAAGTATGAACTATTTATGTCTTTACAAAAAGGAAACATTACAAAAGAGAAATATGATAAAGATTCTGAGACACTTGAAATAAACCACCAAGAGAATCTACTTTCTATTGATGTTTCTTATGGTAAGAAAGGTCAGGATGCTTTGGCAGCAAATGAAAAGAAAAAAGGTGAAATAATAAAAGCAGAACAGGATAAAGTAAAAGCAAGTAAACAGGATTTTATACAAGAAATGTTGAATCTTGAATCACAACTATCTGCTGGTATTATGGATCTTGTGAATGCTGATTATGAAAGAAGGATTGAAAATCTACAAAGAGAGTATGATATAAGAATAGGTGCTGTTGCAGCAGAAGCAAGGGCATATGAACTATCACTACAAGATAGAACTGCTGCTGAAATACAAGTAGAACAGAAAAAACAAGCATTCAAGGATGAAATGAATCAGTTGGACATTGAAAGACAGAACAAAGAGAGACAACTGAGAATGGAGCAGTTCAATAAACAAAAAGCAGCAGATATAATCCAAGCAGGTATAAATGGTGCTCTTGCTTTTACAAAAGCACTTGCTCTTACAGGTCCATATGCTCTTGCCATTCAGGGTCTTATAGCAACACAAGTAGCAGCACAGATTGGATTCATAGCAGCACAACAACCAGCATTTGCTGATGGTGGTCTTGTTACAGGTCCAGGTGGTCCAAAGGATGACAAAATCTCTGCCAGACTATCAAATGGTGAAAGTGTAATCAATGCCAAATCAACAAAAATGTATGCTCCTGTTTTATCTGCTATAAATCAAGCAGGTGGTGGTAAAGCAATACCATTTGCCAAAGGTGGTCTTGTTACAAACACATCTACTACAATGACTATTGGTGAGAAAGCAATGGTTGTAGATACATCAAGACTTGAACAAGCAATCAATAGGTTGAATGAAAGACCTGTTGAGACTTATGTAAAAGAAAGTAGAATCACAGCAGCACAATCTCAATCTCAGAAAGAGAAAAAGAGAACAAGTTTCTAAAATCTACAAAAAAATAAAAAAATATACTTTGTGATATGGAGAAAAGAATACCTACTTACAGGATTGTAGTAAATCCTGATGATGAAAAGACAGGAGTCTATGCAGTGTCATTGGTTGATGAACCTGCTATTGAAGTTGACTGGATCAAGTTGTCAAAAGAGATACAGGACTTTGAGTTCTCTGTGAATAAGGACAAACAAATGTTGTTTGGACCTTTGCTTATTCCTAACAAACTTATTTTCAGGAGAGATGAAAAAGGTAATGAATACAACATAGTGTTTGATGAGGACACTATTCAAATCATTGCTGATAAATACAATGAGAACAAACTTGGTGATGTTTTCAACTTTCAACATTCTGATAGAAAAGTCCAAGCAGTCTTACTTCAAAACTGGATTACAGGTGAAGTTGATAAGTCAAAGGAGTATGGATTTGAACTACCAAAAGGAACTTGGTTTGGTGGTGTAAAAGTAAAGGATGAGGAGTTCTGGATGAGTGAAGTAAAGACAGAGAAAGTAAAAGGATTCTCTGTTGAAATCATGGCAGGAACTGAACTTATAGAAATGACTGCTGAGGCAGATAAAAATAAAAATGAACAACTTATGGAATATAAGACAAGAGATGGTCTTACATTGACTTGGGAAGGTGATGCTGCTGTTGGAAAAGAAGTATTCTTGGTATTAGAGGATGGAACTAAGGTTTCTGCTGATAATGGAGAATATGAGTTAGAAGATGGAACAAAACTGGTTGTAAGTGAAGGTAAGGTTGCAGAAATCAAACCAGTTGAAGTTGAAGCAGGAAATGATGAGGAAATGGCAGAACCTGTTGCTACTGAAACACCTTCTCAACCAACTGTTGATGTTATGGAGATTGTAAAGCCTATTTTTGAGGAAATGAGAACTATCATAGCAGAGTTGAGTTCAAGAATAGACAAACTTGAAAATGTTGAACCAACAACTGAGGAGGAATCCACATTATCAAAAGTTAGAGAGTTAGAGGATAAAGTTGAAGTTCTTTCTAAAATGGCAGGAGCACCTTCTATCACTAAAACTAAAACTGATAGTGAAATCAAAAGAGAAAACTCTGAGAAACACATTCTTGCAAGAGTTGAGTTCTTGAAAAATCTACAAAAATAGATGATTTTATACTTTGTGTATAAAAATAAAAAAAATAAAAATAAAATATGAATACAAATAGTTTCAAACTAAGTTTCACTGACAACACTGTGTTCTATGGTAAGGATGCTGAGGGATTCTATGCAAAAGCATTATTGACTGGTAAGTCAAAAGAGGAGTTCAAGTTGATACCAAATGTGAAATCAAAAATCAAGTTAGGGCAGTTGAACATTGGAAACATCTTACAAGATGCTGATTGTTCATTCTCATCTACTGGTGAAGGAACATTGGATCAAAAATCTTTTGAGGTTTGTCCAATCAAAATCAACTTAGAGTATTGCCAAAGAACTTTTGAAGTTGATTACTTATCTCAGTTATTGAGACCAGGATCAAACAATGTAGAAGTAATGCCAGCATCTGTTGAGTCATTTCTTTTAGAACAAGCAGCATTGAAAGTATCTGCTGACACAGAACAAATAGTATGGAAAGGTGATTCAGCAACTGCTTCTTATCCACTTTCTTTATGTGATGGTTTACAAAAACAGTTCAAAGCAGATGGTAATGTTATTGACATTACAGCAACTGCTTCTATCACTACTGCAAATGTTATTGCTGAGTTGACAAAAGTATATAATGCTATTCCAGAGCAAATCATTGCTGAGGATGATATGAGAATCTTCTTATCTCCAACTGCTCACAGAGCATACAGACAAGCATTGGCATCTGCTTCATCTGAGGCATATTACATGCAAAACTATGGAGAGTTACACTTCTTAGATGTGAAACTTTCAGTAGCACCAGGTTTGACAGCAAACTATATGGTAGCAGCAAGAAAATCTAACTTACTTTTATTGACTGACTTGATGTCTGACTTTGAGGATGTTCAAATCTTACCACAGAAAAATGTAACTGGTGTTCCAGTTGTAAGAATGATTGGTGAGTTCAAGTTTGGTGTTGGATACATCTATGGTTCAGAAGTAGTTTTCTACTGGAACTAAAAACTAAAACAGATATGGGGTTCTCAATGAACCCCTTTATCATAAAAATAAAAAATACAAAATATGGCAATATGTAATGCATTATCTGCTGGTTTATCAAAGAGTTGTGAAACTAATGCAGGAGGTATAAACAAGATCTATATTACTGATTTTGAAAATGTGACTTCATATACTATTGGTGCTGCTACTGCTCCTCAAACAGGAGACTGGATAGATGCTCTAACATTGAATGGTTCAACAAAGTTCTATGAGTTCCAAACTAACAAAAATGTTTGTAACTTCACTGAATCTGTTGCTATTGATTTGAACAATGGAACTACTTTTTTCAATCAAGTTGTAAGTCTTGTTTTATCAAGGAGAGAAACAACAAAAAGAACTGCTATTGAGAAGTTGGTAGATGGTCAAAAACAACTTTTGATTATTGTTCTTGATTCTAATGGTAACTACTGGTTATTTGGAAAACAAGAAGGTTCATATGTAACTGCTATTGAAGGTGGTTCTGGAACAGCAAAAGCAGATGCTAATGGTTATACTATTACTTTCACAGCAATGGAACCAGATCAAGCATGGGGTGTAGACCCAACTATTATTTCTGCTATTATAGCATAGTAATCTTTCTACTCAAATATACAAAAAAAGACCCACCACCATCTTAGGTGAGTGGGTTTTTTTCTAAAAAATAAAATATGAAATATGGCAATATGTAATGCACTCACAACTGGACTTTCTAAGTCTTGTGATACAAATGCAGGTGGTGTCAATAAGATATACATTGCTGATTATGTATCAGTGTCACCAACTATAAGTGGTGGAGAGATTACAGCACTTTCTCCTGACCTAAATCAGGGAATCTATGTTATATCCACAACAGCAACTGTAAATACAACAATAGCAGGACCACTTAGAGTAATAGACAATGTTACCCTACTTGGAAACTTCACTTCTATACTCACTCCTGGTAAGCAGTTTAGATTCACTTACAATACTACTACTGGTGGTGGTGGGTGGACAGGACCTGTTTTGAGTTCTACCTACAACTCAGGCACAAATGTAACTACTATAACACCAGACTTTGCAGGATTTACACCAGGTGTAGGACCTGCTGCTTCACCAGCACCAAACAACACAGCAAACCAATCTATAACAACTTGGTTGTTCTTTGAAATACAAACTAATAAGAATGTGTGTAACTTTACAGAAGCAGTTCAGGTTGATATGAATAATGGAACTACTTTTTTCAATCAGGTTGTGAATCTTGTTCTTTCAAGGAGAGAAAATACAAAGAGACAGTTTATTGAGAAACTTGTTGATGGTCAAAAACAACTACTTATTGTAGTTCTTGACTCAAATGGTAAATACTGGTTATTTGGTCTTTATGAAGGTTCTTATATAACTGCTATTGAGGGTGGATCAGGAACAGCAAAAGCAGATCAAGCAGGTTATTCTGTAACTTTCACATCAATGGAACCAGAACAAGCATATGAAATCACAGCAAATGCAATAGCACCTTACTTATGGATGTAAATGTATATGTAAATAAAAAAACCACCCTTAGAGGTGGTTTTTTCTTTATGCAAACATTTTCATTCTCTCATTATATTCATTTGTGTTAGAATCAAGTTTCATATGGATATGATTTGGGTTGTATTTTCCATACTTTCTAAAACCAAATGATCTGAAAAATGATGTCTGGTCTTTGATGTCCATTTTTCTCATATTATCACCCATACCAACACTACCAATACATTCAAGAACTAAATCTGATTTCATACCTGTCTCAATCACTGCATTGGTGAAAAATGCAACAACAAGAGCCAATAAGATTTTACCATTACCTTTTTGGTTTGATATAACCCTTGAAATGTCTATGTTGTTGTTGTGTGATGTAAAGTGAATATGAGAACCATCTGATAGTGTGATAGAACATTTCTCACTTCTATATGCTGTCATCTTACCATTACCACAATCAACCAATGTTGTGATGTCATCTGTTTCAGCACATACTGAAAAATCTGATGTAAAAAGAGATTGTTTCATATGGTTATATACATCATTGTTCTCATAAACCTTGATGTTGCTTTTCTCAATAAACTTTGCTATTTTTGCTTCTAATGTTTTCATATCTGTTTATCTTTTTTATCTATAATAACTATATTATCAAAGGTAGTAAAAGTTTTCTAATCTACAAAGGTTTTTCTACAATCTTTTTCAACCACTGAACCTCTTTTTGTATGTGTCTATTGACATAACCAAGTAGGTCACAAGTTTCATCCTCCATATTATACAACCAGATAAAACTCTCAACCATCTGTGGTAGTGTTTCACCTTTCATCTCAATAAGGTATAACTCATCTTTTGTAATCTGGATATCCTTTGATAACTCCAATGCTTGTTCTGTGTAATCTCTTTTCATATCTCTGTTTGTTTGTCTTACAAATATAAGGATTTTTTCTAAATAAACAAAACATATCAAAAATATATTTTCAGTATGATAATACTAAAACCAGGACTGAACAATAGTGTATTCACACTGACTGAGAAGTATGACTTCTATACTCCTTCTGTGTCTGCTTACCCAGACCTCTATTTCTTTTTCAAAATAAAGAATCAACTTACACAGGATGAGTTGTGTTTCACAAAGAATGGCAATCAAGACATAAGTCTTTCACCACAGAGATACAATGAGTTCATCATTTCAGTAACAACTTCAAACACCTTTGATCCACACATTGGTGAGATAGGACTTACAGGGTCCAATGAGGACTACCTATCACAATGGAGTTATGAGGTCTGGGGTTGTCCTGGTCCAATGCCTTTATCTGGAACAGTTTCACTTCCAATAGGTGGAACATATACACCTGCGCTCTTAGAGGAGGGTAGAATGTTATTCAAAAAATAAAAAGATATATGAAGATTTTAGGTTTGGAGTTTGGAAAGCAAAAAGTGACTACTGTGATTGATTCACAACCAAAGAAGGTTGTTGATAAAGGTAGTTATATAGATACTTTCTCATTGTCAGCAGTTACTGACTTACCAATAATCAAAGAGAACAGAGTATATGAGTGGGTTGACTATGGAGAGGATAACCTATACCCAGAATACTTGAAGGATATGTATAATACAAGTCCAACACACAATGCTATTGTAAAGACAAAGGCACAAATGGTGGTTGGTGAAGGTTATACAATAGATGAAACTTTCCTTGATGAGAAACAAAAGATAGATGCTCTGAAAATCATTGATGACATTGAGAGAGACAAGTATGATCTATCACTTGACTTTCAGTTATATGGTGCTATGGCATTTGAGGTAATCTGGTCTCTTGACTTTTCAAGAGTTGTTGAGGTGAATAGGATTGATGTTTCAAAGTTGAGAAGTGGTAAGTTTGATGATGGTGATGTAGAGGAATGGTTCTACAAAAGAGATTGGTCAGACAGGAGAGAGGAGGAAGTGTGTATTGAGGTCCTTGATAGAGGTGATAAAGAGAATCACAGACAAATCTTTTATGTGTCAGGTCCAAAGGTATCAAATGAATACTATGGAGAACCTACATATTTAGCAGCAATGGACTGGATCACACTTGAAAGTCAAGTTGGTCTTTATTACAGAAGTTTGATTGAAAATGGATTCAACCCTTCAATGGTTGTAAAGTTTTATAGAAAACCAGCATCACAAGAGGAAAGAGATGATGTTGTTTCTGGATTGAAAAGGTCATTTGGTGGTGTAAAAAGAGCAGGTAAAGCAATAGTTATGTTCTCTGATGGTAAAGAACTATCACCAGATGTCACACCAATAGAGGTTTCAAATGTAGATAAGCAGTTCACAATCATATCTGACCAGATTACACAGAAAATACTTACTGGTGAGAGAGCAACTACTCCTGAACTCTTTTCAATAATGGTTCCAGGTCAGTTAGGAAATGGAGACTTTGAGACAAAGGTAAAATGTTTCACAAAGTTTGTAGTTCAACCAGACCAAAGAGTATTTGAAAATGCAGTAAATGACATTCTAAAACTAAATGGATTCAACATACATTACAAGTTGAAACCATTCACAATATAATCAAAGAATATGGCAACTTTTATCTGGATAAACCAACAATACATAAAGACATTCACACCCTTGAATGCTAACATAGACACTAATGAGATAGCACCTCACATTGAGACTGCTCAACTCATCCATACCAGAGAGATACTTGGTATGAACCTATACAATGACCTTGCTTCAAAGATTCAAGCAGGAACATTGAATGTAAAGGAGACTGAACTTGTTGATATAATCAAACAAGCACTTGCTTACAGAGCAGCAGAAATCTCAATACCTTTCTTATCAATCAAGTTGAGAAACAAAGGTGCTGTCAAAATGAGAGATGAGTTTGCTGATCCAGCATCACTTGATGAAATGAAGTATCTTAGGTCAGAACTCAATCAAAGAGCAGCATATTTTGAGGATAGAGCAAAAGACTATATCTGTCAGTTTAGAGTAGATTTTCCACTCTATACTCAATACAATGACAATCAAATACTTCCTAACTACAACAATGCTTTCAATGATGAAATCTATATTGATAGAGAGGATTGGGAAATAAAGAGAAACAGATACTTCTATGGACCAAATGGTTCATTTCCAAATAGAGGATACTAAGATATGTGTGAGTTCAGTAAAAATATAGACTCTATAAAGAGTTCTCAAAAAAAGGAGTTGAAGGAAATACAACTACAAAGACAAATCAAACTTGTCAATGAGTTGGGTGAACCTGCTGAAAAGTTCAGGATCATAGATCAACTTCCTATGACTTGGGAACTCATTCAGGAGTTTGAACTTGCTATAAAGACAGGGGTGCCAGGTAGACCCCCAAAAAAAAAGAAGGTGATAACCAGACCAACATTAGGTGATAAGTATGAGATTAGATTCAGATATGACCTCAGAGAAGGAATAAATGGACCAAAGATACTACCTGATGGTAGAACAAGGGACTTCTGTGAGATTATATTGGATGCTAATAGATTCTACACCAGAAATGACATAAACACTTTGTCTAATGGTTTTGGGTTACCTGTTTTTGAGTATGCTGGTGGATACTATCATAACCCAGAAACAGGACAAACAACACCTTATTGCAGACACAACTGGTATATGGTGTTTGTAGAGAGAGTATAATATGAAAAACTTTTTACTTACAATGTTGACAATCATTGGAACATTCATTGCTCCAATACAATCACTTATACTTATGTTGATAAGTTTTATTCTACTTGATACATTTGTAGGAATCTATGTGTCTGTAAAAATGAATGGATGGAAATCATTCAGTTCTAACAAACTATTCAACATAGTTGTAAAGTCATTCTTTTATGTGATAAGTGTTGTTCTTGTTCTTATGATAGACAAGTTTGTGTTTGGTGGAAAGGTGTTTGGTATATCATATCTCTTATCTAAGGGTATGTCTATCTTTTGGACATATATAGAGGTCAAATCACTTGATGAACACTCACAGAGACTTGGAAACAGGTCATTTTGGGAACTTGTAAAAGAGTTGGTCAAAAAGGTTATGAGTGTAAAGAAGGACATAAAAAAAATAACAGAATAAGATGCCAATAAGACAATGTCAGATAAACAATGAACCAGGTTTCAAATGGGGTCAGTCAGGTAAATGTTATGCTTATACACCTGGTGATGAGGAAAGTAAAAATGAAGCAAAGAAAAAGGCTATTGGACAAGGAGTTGCAATAGGTGATCTTGAAGCACTTGGTGCTCAGATAGATGTTGTTAGAGGAACATACAAGTTTGCTGTTGAGAAAATAGGAATGGACTTTGATGGAACTTTGTCAACAAAGAGAGGTCAGCAACTATGGAGACAACTGGGTGGTGACTATGTAATCACAGCAAGAAGTCTTTTTAGATTGAATGAGGTGTGGGTTGTAACAGACAAACTAAACATACCAAGAGAGAATATAATAGCAGCAGGATCAAATCAAAGAAAGATACAGAAAGTAAAAGATTTAGGTATAACCACATTCTATGATGATAATAGTGATGTGATAAAGTTGCTACCAGGAATAGGAAAACTTTTCAATCCATAATAAATATAATATAGAGTTGGATGATTGTCTGACTAATGTGTGTAATAATAAAAAAGACCAGGTTGACATATTCCTGGTCTTTTTTATTTCTATGAATCTATAAAGTTAGATTCATCAATAAAATCATTGATTTTCTTTTTGTCAGCAACTGTAAGTTGTGAAAGAACCTCACCAGTCCATAGACCTGTGTGTAATCTAAATATATTATCATACTTACCTGAAAATATATCATTGTAGTATAACTTGTCAATACCTTCACCAAATGGTCTTATACAAAAGATTGCTGTCAATACTTTTTTTACTCCTACTTTCTTTTTCATATCTCTGTGTTTTTGTATATTCAAATATAAGGAGTATTTCACAATACTCCAAACTATTTTCTCTTTTTCTTTGGTTCAAATGTAACTTGTGCTATGACCCTGTCAAATGCACCAGGCATATACCCAAAGAACCAGGATACACTATCAAATACTCTCTCACCATATTCATTGATATGGCTTCCCATACTGTTGTTGACATTATCCTCTGACTTATCAGAGTGAGTGAATATGTGTAGTTTTGCTGACTTTATTCCTTTGTAACTCTTTGCTACCACAGTTTTGTATTCTGTATATCCTTGTGAATGATAAAGTGTAGCCTGTGACTGGAACTGATCCAATGTATCAAGTGCCTGGATAAGACCTCTCTCAATATGGACTTCATAGAATGCAGTCCTTACTCCATCTGCTCTATCATTTGATAGAAAGTCCTTGAATGCTTTTGTCTGTTCAGGGATGTTGATAACACCATTGTTACCTTTCACTTTTGCGCTATATGTTTCCATTTTATTGTGTGTTTTTGTTATATTCAAATATAAGGAACTTTTTTGATTCTATCAAAGATTATTCCAATAATCTGCAACTTTTTCTGTTGCATTTTCTTTCCACACTTTTTCAACTTCAACTCTTTTTGCTTTGAGTTTTTTGTTATTCCAACCAATAGCATATTCCATATCATCATATGGATAAATCTCTGGGTGGATCATAGCAAACCATGCTTTGAAGTTTTCTCTGCTTATCTCACCCTGTCTTACACAGAATAAACCATGTTCATCAAACAACTTGTTGATACCATCAACTATCATTTGTTTGGTCAATCTATTTGAGAAGTGTTCAGAGTATAGACCTGGTTTTGGTATCAAATCAACTTCTGTATTTTTATACTTTGCTATTTGTTTCTGTAACTCAACATCTACTGGTTGTAACTCACAACAATAGAAATCACATAAGTAGTCAATATGTGTGTCTAATAAATAAACCTGTCTCATTTTCTCTGTCTTGCTCATAATATAAAGTTTTTAGGGTTTTTGTATATTCAAATATAAGGATTCTTTTCTAATGGACCAAATGATTACAACTTATTTTCAATATGGTTATTCCAGATAGAGTGTAGACCTTCCTCATATTCAAAAGTATTTGAGTATGATTTGTAGAGTCTATCCATATCTTTGATAAAGGATTTCACTTCTTTCTTATCAAGAAGTGAAATCAACTCATCAACTATCTCAGTAACTTTTTCTTTATCAGAAGTCCATTCAACACTAACAGGGAAGTTATAGGATACAGTGTAATATACACATTCAAAGTATTCTCTTGTTGTTTTATACATTTTCATAATGGAGAGTTTTTGTGTTTTTGTATATTCAAATATAAGGAACTTTTCTGATTCTACCAAACTTATTGTAAGTTTTCATCAACCCATTTGTCAAACTCCTCTTTATCTTTTTTAGAGTCTCTGAAAACCTCATCAATCTTTTTTTCTCTGTTTTCACTTATCAACCACTGGATTATCTCAACTGATAAACTGGTAATAACCTTATCATAAAGAAGTGGTTTCATTATGTGTTGGTTGTCATTGAAGTTATGCCAGAAATCTTTACTGAAACCACCATTGATATACTGTGAGTTTGTATCCTCATCATCTATTGTCATACAGACAACCTCATCAATCCAGTGTGTATTTGAACCATCACTGAACTTAGAAATCATTTCATCTATTCCAATACCAAGTTCAAACTCCTCAGTATCTAAGAATACTCTTTCTTTCATTGTTTCCAATGCCCTTACTGGTATGATGTCAGCAAAAACACCAATAACCTTTTCTAACTTGTTTTCCATATCATTTATTATTTATACAACAAATATACAAAAAATAACTATAAAAACTATAATATACACTAAAAAAATAAAAAAAATATGGCAAGAACACAGAGAGATCCTAAAACAGATGAGGAACTGATTGAATGGATCAAGTCAAAAAAGACAATAAAAGAGTTGAGAATGGATAACTATGCTCACTATCAACAGTGTATCAAAAGAGGGTTGAAAGGATACTTTCCAGAAAAAATGACTTCACAGTTGAAATACACAGATGAGGAACTGATTGAGTGGATTGAATCATTTGATACTATTGGTGAAATGAGAAATGATAGTTACAACAAATATACTGTCTCAAAAAGAAGGAAACTCAACAAATACTTTCCAAAGAAAAGGACCAGGTGTGGCAACATTGCTGGTGTAGAAGCAGCAAAAGAACCAAAAGTGGTTAGAGAAAGGAAAATGAAACCTGTAAAGGAAACACCAGAACCTACACCAGTAGAGAAAGTAGAGAGAACAAAGAAAATGTATAAAGGAATGAATCTAAATGATGGAAACATTCTATGTGGTAGGTGTCTTGAAACAAAACCAAAGAGCAATAGCAGGTTGATATGCTATACCTGCCAGAAAGTTATTGCATCAAACACAACAAGAGGTATAGACACAAACAAGTTCAATGTAAAGGATTACTTTTGTCATACAAAGATTGTTGATGGTGGTAGAGAGTTCCATATAGATCTAAGGACTGATGAGAGAACACAGGAATACCTAACATTGATTGGTTATGGATTCATATTCAAAGAGGAGTATGATGTCTAAGAACAGACACTCTTGGTGAGTGTCTTTCCACTCAGAGTCTGGTATGTGGTGGGTAACAAAATATATTATTATTATTATTATTATTATTATATCATGATACTCTTATACACTTTGAAAAAAAACAAAAGGGGAAGTGTATAATATAATATATACAATATGTATAACTTACTTGGAAGTGAGTAACACACAAAAAACAATACACACATTATGAAAACAATCAAGATTGGAAAAGAGTTAGATTATATCCTCTCTCTACAAAAGAGGAAAGATGCCAAACATAGAATCATAAAGGTATATGATGCCCTCCTGTATAAAAATACAAAGTCAGATAAGAAAGGATACTTTCAATGTCCATCACTATACTTATATAATGTCTCACCTAAATACTTCAAAGTTATTGATCTACTGAAAAAACACAAGATTATAGATTACTTATCATATAACTATGATGATAAAGATTTATTTGACATCAAAAGAAAAAAGTTCTACCACACAGAACAAGGAGTGTGTATGAGTTACAAGTTTCTTATTGACATAGAGAATGGTTATGACTATGAAATAACAACAGACTTCTCAAAACTATATGAAGGTGAGAAATGGTATTGGAAAACAAGATACTCATTGCTACAACTAAACTTTCCATCAGATGGTCTCCTGATAAAGAGAGATTCATTCAGTAGGAGACTACACACAAGCATAACTGGTAACATTGGTGATGGTGGATCTTACAAAGACCTACTATCTGGTGGTGAATACTGGTCTATTGATGCAAAGACTTGTCAACCAAGATTACTTTGGTTACACCTAAAAGAGATAGGACTACAAGATGATAAACTGAATGAGGTATTTGAGAATAACATTGACTTTTATGAATATGTAATGAAAAGAACACCATCAATAGGTGATAGAGATGATGCAAAGGAAGTATTTACATCCTGGATAAATGGAAATGGGTATATTGATTCTGAAAAAGCAACCATAAGAGACATATTCTCAACAGCAAATGAGTTCATAAAAAAATATAAAACAGACAACTATAAGAATGTTTGTAGGTTGTTACAATACAAAGAAGCAACCATATTCATAGATGACCTACTCAACAACATTGACTTGGAGTTCTGTCTTACAGTCCATGATTCTCTCATAGTAAAGAAAGAGGATGTAGAATATGCCCTAAACTTCTGTAAAGAAAAATACCCTGAAATGGTATTCATAGCCAAAGAAATAGCAAGGGACTAAACAAAATATAATATATAACTATAATAACTATAAAATAAAAAAAGAATATGGAATACAAGATTTATGCACTGAAAGATCCAACAGACAACCTGATAAAGTATGTTGGAGTATCTAAGAATGTTGACATTAGATACAAACAACACTATTACTCAAAAGATGTAAGAGACAACAACCTTTGGATTGCTGACCTCAAATCAAAGAACCTAAAACCAGAACTCATTATCCTTGAAACATTGGATTCTGATGACAGAAATGTTGCATTGAATAGAGAAAGATTCTACATTGACCAATATAAAGGAACTATTTGGAACATTGATGGAACTGGAAAGGAAAGAGGTAAGACAAAAAACAAATACACAACCATTTGCATTGATACAGAGATCAAATCAGAACTTGATAAGGTTATGATTGAAACAGGAAAGAAAATGACTTACAATGAGATTCTACAATACCTTATTGATTTCTACAATGAAGCAAATGAGGAGGATGACTTTGTCCAGAGAATGATGGATGGAGATATGATTGATGATGGACCAGAGACATTTGACTTCTAACCATAAACAATCCACACTTTCCTTTTTACACATTTAGAAGGAAATATATAAAAGAAAAAACAAACACACAATGAAAAAAGACATTATCAAAAAAGCAGAGATAAGAGAAAGAGATGTAGTTTCTTTCAACTTACAAAACTTGGGTATAACAGAAGTTATATTCTCAGAGATAGGTTCATTCTCACCTTGGGACCTGAAATACAAAAGAGATGGTGATTGGTTTGCATGTAATGTAAAGGTGTTTCAACACACCTCAGACAAACCATATGACTTTATGAAATGGAATAGTTCCTGGAAAACAAATCCTATTGAAGGACACCCAGTAAAGAGAACTGTTCTGGAAAGACTTATGACCATATCAATGACAGAAACATTCCAGGACTCACAGACTATCAAAATAGATGACAGCAATAGTTTTGAGGATACATTCACAAACTATTACAGACCAAGTATGTTATACTTATTCTCTGATGGTGTTGCATTAGAATGGATGATTGATGAACTACCAATCTCCTGGGATCCTGTGAATGTAGGATTCAAATCAAAACACTTTGTAGGTGCTTGGAATCCTAAAACACAAGAGGATTGGACACCAGTCTTACAACAGTTCTATGGTTTGAAACCAGAACTTGCTAACAGATATGAATGGAAAGAACCTACAAGACAACTGAAATCTTGGAGAAATGAGGATTGCCCTTCTTTCACCAAAAAACAAGAATACTTACAATCACTTACTGATCCAAAAATGAAATAATATGAATGTTAGACTACACAGAAAAGGAACTGGTTGATTATGATACCTACCTAAAAACAGTAAAAAAGAGAATACAAAAACTAAATACTCTAACTGACACATATGTTCTAATCTCACAGATTGACATTGAGAATGTAAAACAATCAAAGGATGATAAGGGAAAGTGGGAGTTCCTATACAAGATTGAAACAGGAACAAAGTTTGTAGATTATCAACAATCAATGGGTTTGATAAAATACACAGACTTTCATACTTGGAAAAAGGAAAAAACACAAAAAATCAGAGATCAAAAACTCAAACTTCTTGGAATATGACAATATAAATAATGTGAGAACATCTACTAATACTCACTTTATTCATTCTAAAACCTCTTGATAAACTTCAAGAGGTTTTTTTATATTTTGAAAAAAACATTATGAAAATAGAAACCATAATGGAGCAGTGGGAGGAATACATAATGGATAGAACATTACTCCTTGTGTCAAGTGTAGAGAATGAGGACTATGAGTTCTCACAGATTATGAAAGATGAGATTGACAAGAAAGTCAGTGATCTTGCCAAGTTACTACAAGATAACAAACTCACAACATTGGACCACCATTCAGTAGTTGAGCAACTCAATAAGAGGACTCACCTTCATATGAAAGAGTGGTATGATATACTGGAAGTTCCTGATGAAAAAAGAGCAAGTTTTTAGCAAGAGACATTATAGATAATAATATATACTTTATGTATAACAATGTAAAATGAGTGAGTTATTATAGATAAAAATATACTAAAATAAAAAAAATGAGAAAAAAAGACCCAAAATACAAAAAACAAGACCTAATCAACATTATTGTTGAAAAGAGTTGTAAGGGTGTTCTACAACCAGAGATAATAAACTGGTTGATGACAGAAGGTGAATGTAAGATTTCTTATTGTTATGACTTATTGAGAGAGTCTAAACCTATCATACAAGACACACTCAAAGACCTGTCTAAGGACAGACTTGAAAAGACAATAGCAGACCTTGAACAAATGATGTGGGAAGCAAAGAAAGCAGGTGATAAGAAACTTGCGCTTGAAATCTACAAAGAGATAAACAAGATTACTGGTATGGGAACACAGAAAGTGGACATCACTACTGGTGGTGACAAAATAAACCAAATCTCAGTCATTAGATTGATTGAGATCAAAAATGAAAATGATAAAGATGAGAACATTGAAGGAGAAGTATAAGAACAAAAGGTTCTATGAAAATGGAGTAGAGTATGATTTCAGAAACATAACACCTGAGAAGTTAGAAAGAATCTATAACAACAACAAAAACCTAAGACACCTGTTTGTTGAACAAGAGGAGTTTGTTGAAGTTACACCTGAGGTTGTCCTGACACCTGAGCAGTTTGATACAATGGTCAAAGAAGTAGCAAAGAGACCAAGAAAAAAGAAGTAAGAGTATATGAGTAAGAAAGTAAAGTTGTTGAATGGTGATAACATTGAGTTATTGAAAACATTGCCAGAAAATAGTATTGATTCTATTGTGACTGATCCACCATATGGATTGTCATTTATGGGAAAGAAATGGGACTATGATGTTCCTTCTGTTGATTTCTGGAAAGAAGTGTATAGAGTCCTAAAACCAGGTGGTCATGTTCTTTCATTTGGTGGGACCAGAACATACCATAGAATGACTGTGAATATAGAGGATGCTGGGTTTGAGATAAGAGACCAGATACAATGGTTGTATGGTTCAGGTTTTCCTAAGTCACACAATATATCAAAAGCAATAAACAAAAGTGAAGGTGTTGAGTTCTATACAAAACCAGCAGAAGGTGTTGGGTTTATGAATGCAGAAGGTGAAGGTGGGTATAATGTTACTATGAACCAAATGATACAATCAGGTGAGGACACTGAGAATGCTAATAAATGGAAGGGTTGGGGAACTGCGCTAAAACCAGCAAATGAACCAATCTGTGTAGCAAGAAAGCCATTGAGTGAAAAGACTATTGCTGAGAATGTCATAAAATGGGGAACTGGTGGAATCAACATAGATGGTTGTAAGATTGGTAGTGAAGTAAGAACAACACCAGTTGGTTCAAATGATGAGAGAGATGATGAAACACTATTTGGATTGAACTCAACTATACACCACAAAAGAGAGGAAACAACAGAAGGTAGATTTCCAGCAAACATTATATTAGATGAGGAAGCAGGTAGAGTGTTAGATGAACAGAGTGGTCCAACTTCACAAGGACATTGGTCAAAAGGAAAGACAACAGGATTTGGTGAGTTTGGTGGTGGAAAGACAACATATGAAGGTGTTGGTCCAAAAGATAAGAATAAAGATAAAGGTGGTGCATCAAGATTCTTTTATTGTCCAAAAGTAAGTAAGAAGGAAAGAAATGCTGGTTGTGATGATTTGGAAGAAGTTCAAATGGATGAGAGTAGAAAAGAAGGAAATCCTGGTGGTGACAACCCAAGAAATAGAGGTGTCAATAAAGCAAAGAACAATCATCCAACAGTAAAACCTATTGACCTAATGGCATATCTATGTAGATTGATTACACCACCTAATGGTATTGTTCTTGATCCTTTTATGGGTTCAGGTTCAACAGGAATAGCAGCATTGAGAGAAGGGTTTAGATTCTGTGGAATGGAACAAGACAAAAACTATTTTGAGATAGCAGAAAAAAGAATACAATGGGGTGAGACAACTTACACTGAAACACACTAAGGTATTCACAAAAAACCTAAAAGGTCTTGGAGATCCAAACACCAGGTTTATAGTCAATCAAGGAGGGACCAGGTCAAGTAAGACCTACTCTCTTTGTCAGTTGATTATATTTTATTGTCTACAAAATGGGAACAAGGTTGTATCTGTTGTAAGAAAGTCATTTCCTTCATTGAGAGGTTCTGTAATGAAAGACTTTTTTGAGATAATGAATGACTTAGGACTCTACTCTGAAAGAAACCATAAGAAGGTTGAACACATATACACCTTTGATAATGGTTCAAGTGTAGAGTTCTTTTCATTGGATGATGCACAAAAAGTGAGAGGTAGAAAGAGAGATGTTCTTTGGGCTAATGAAGCAAATGAACTTACATTTGAGGACTACACTCAGTTGAATATGAGAACAACAGAAAAGTTATTCTTTGACTTCAACCCTTCTGATGATGAACACTGGCTATATCCTATCATAGACAAACCAGATTGTCTGTTTATACACTCAACATACAAAGACAATACATTCTTGCCAGAATCACTGGTAAAAGAGATTGAGGATCTTATTCAAGTGGATCAAGACTACTACAACATTTATGCTCTTGGACTACCTTCTAAATCAACACATACTATTTACAACCACCAGAAACCTTATTTAGAGGAACTACCAAGATATGATGATGTCATACTTGGACTTGACTTTGGTTTCAAACACTCAACAGCGCTCATTATGTGTCAGTTCAGAGAGGATGTGTGTTATGTGAAAGAACTGATTTATGAGACACACCTTACAAGTGAGGACCTTGTTGATAAGATGAATAAGGTATTCACAGAGAATAGCCTTAGAAAGAGTCAGTTGGTTGTAGCAGATTATGCCAGACCTGAAATGATTGAGGAGTTGAATAGAAATGGATTCAATGTCCAGAATGCAATAAAGAATGTGAGTGAAGGTATAGATGCTGTAAAGACATACAAACTATACTACAAACAAGACAATCTCAATATAGCAAAAGAGTTCAAAAACTACAAATGGAAAAGTCAAGGAGATAGATTGTTAGATGAACCTATCAAAATGTTTGATGATGCAATGGATGCTATGAGATATGCAATACTTTATCACAAAAAAAATAAGAGAAGCACAGGAGGGTATGACTTTGTGACCTTCTGACAAAGAGTAGAATGAGTAAGAAAGAGTATAAAGAGGTGATAGACACATTCATCACAATGAGATGGGATTTTCTAAATGAGTGTTCAACAAACATCACCAAAAGCAAAAAGATTGATAGTGGAGATTTATTGAGTGAAATGGTCATATTCCTTTATGAGAATCAAGACAAGATTGAACCTTATCTTGATTTGAAAATGTTAGAAGGATTCTCAGTGAGTTGGATGAAACTGCAAGCACAGCACAAGACAACACCCTTCAACAGAAAATATAAGACCAACAACAATGAGAGTATTGACATACCTGATACAGAAGCAGAAGGTGTTGATATAACAGAGGAGGAGTATATCAGAGATTTGAGAACACACTATACAGATGAACAGATTGGAAAGATAATGAAAATACATGACATATACCCCACACTTGACAATGTGAATAGGTTATTGTTTGATGCTTATTTTATTGAGGATTTGAGTTATGACAAGATAAGAGAGAAATACACATTTTTCAGAACAAAGGGTGGTAAGAAAGTCTATTACAAATCAAAAAAGTCAATCTATAACCTAATGTTAGGTCTAAAAAGTGAAATATGGAAAAAGTTATGATGGTAATGATGATAGTATTTTGGTCCTGTGTAGGTGTTCTCCTACAATGTGCTGAACCAATCATTTGGATAAA